CAAATTCAAACTCGTTTGTTGTGGGAGTAGGAGTTACAAGAATTTGGTCAGGACCAGCATCAGTTACAAAGATACCAATTGAGTTACCTTTAGCACCAGGAGTTCTTGCTGCATAGTTCCAGTTATTAGTAGCACTCTCAAAAGTCGTTTCGTAACTTTGAAGATTCTTGATGAGAGGTGCAGTACCAGTATCAACCGCGTTCTTTAGGTTAGAAGATGTAACCCGAATAGTTTTTAACAGACCACCATAGGAGAGGAATTGGGATGCGGTGTACCAAAACTCATAGTTACTATCGTTTGGTTTACCAAATACTTCTACAAGATCTCGCTCAGAAGCGATTTCTACAATTTCTTCTACAGGACCAAGTTCAAAGGGTGCAGCAAGTACACCAATGTTTGCGGTCGATAATGTAGTGATAGTCGTCAGGTCTCTCTCCTGAATGACTACACCTGGCGATAATTGATTAGCTGCCATTGTTTAAGTCTCCTAGTGATTCCAACATCGGTTGTCTAGGATTATTTATATTTTTGAATCTTTACCTGAACTCCCACATATAGGATTTATCTCCGTATTCCGCGACCTTCCACACATCTCCTTGTGCGTCTGCAAAATACTCGTCTTCTAATCCATCATCAATAAATCCAAAAGGAGCCATGTCTTGTTCGATCGAATCTCTTTGATCATCATAAATGCGTTGACGAACATCATTGTCATGCATTTCCTTAAAGTAAGGTTGCATTGCCATCCAAGCAAAAATAACCAAACACATGGCAAGGTCATCATTACATCCTTCTTCCGCTTGGAACGTTTGCCCTTTCGCAATAAAAGTAGTTAGTTCTGCGATAGTATCATAATCATTTAGGAGAAGTTTATCATCTTCAATAAGTGCTTTTAAATTAGAACATCCAACTTGCTTGACAGCAGTTGACATCTTAACACCCAACTGAGTTTTCTTACCAGAGAAACCCTGACCCAACTGCTGCCCTGCACGTCCGCGCATTGCTGCCATCAGTAGATTCTCATATTCCAAATCAAACTGAATAATATCTGCAACCTGACCACCAATATCATTTACTTCACATAACACATATGCATTATTATAGTTCTTAGCAACATCTATAATAATGTTGGGAAAGATGATAGGTTTGATTTCATTGTTTTTATATCTAGCAACCATTTGATATGGTATAGTTGTCGTATCAAATACAACGAATGCTGAGTAATCGTTTCCAACTCCACGCGACACGTCAACAGTTAGAATGTAATTATGATCTGTTTCGGCACGCTTATAGATTGCAAGACCTTTATTTTGTGCAACTGGATCATGATATGGCATAACTCTCAATTTACTAGGAGAGATCAACGTATCAACAGATCCTAAAAATTCGCATTCAAACTCAACTCGGAACTGCTGCTCCGATGTGTTTTTGATTGTTTGTTCTTTCCATACTTCATCACGACCAGGAACCTCTGACCAATGCACTTCTGTAGGAACATATTCATTCGATCCTCGTTCTGCGTCATGCCAAAGTTTATAGAACATGTTCATCCCGTGAGGGGTAGAGATGATAATAACCTTGGTAGATTTACCAGATGAGATAGTAGGATAAACAGAACTAAAGAACTGGTCAGCAATATGATTCGGAATGAACGCGAATTCGTCCAGAAATATGACGTTAAAAGACATACCCCTGACAGCACTAGCTGAAGTAGAAGCAGCCATGATTTTACTTCCATTCTCCAGTTCCAGACTGCCTCGGTTCCACTGGAGGATTCCTTGCTGCATCCAGTTTGGGAGGTTTTCATAACTTAGTTGTAATCTTTGGAGCATCTCCCTAGCAGTCGCTGCTTTGTTTGCAAGGATTGCTACGTTGACATTTGCATTAAAAAGAACGTACCACAACAAATAGGAAGTCACAATAGTAGACTTACCTGACTGACGTGGTAGTTTTGCAATATTAAATCTCTCGGCATGAAACTTTGCTACCATCTCCTCTTGGAAATGATACATGTCAAAAGGAATCAAACCCTTATCAAGAGAAACAATCTTGATATAATTTTTGATAAAATATACTGGATCTTCAGAACACTTTAATACCTCAGCAACCTGATCTGGTGTAAACTCTGTAGATACATTCGCTTTTTTTAGATTAGGATTGCCAAGATATTGTTCAGTATTACTCATACAAGTGTTCCATGCTGTCTACGAATCTCACGCAGTTCTTCAAAATTCTTTTGCTTGGTTCCGCCATCATATGCCCAGGCGTAACCTTCTTCAATCATTGCTTCATTAAGGCTGGATTCGGAGTCCCCCAGATAGAGCCACCCGAGCAGACGACCATACTTACCAACACCGCCAACAAGTTCAGTGCGAATAACAAGGTTATCTTCTCCCTTAAGCGCATCTTCGAGTTTCTTTTTGAGCCAGTTTGTTGCATCAATACCGAGTTCCTTTTCTTCTTTATCACGAGTTCTTTTCTCTGGTGTGTCTACACCAGCAACTCTTACTCTTTCTTTTTTATATAGATCGAATCCAAGATCAATTGTAACATCAATAGTGTCTCCGTCAACTACTCTGTTGATCTTTATCACTCGGAAGTTGTAACAACTTTTCCGACTTGGGGGTGTCATTGCTCCCATGGGATTCTCGCTCATCAATACCTAGTATATAGACAATCACATAAAAAACTCCTGCTAAAAGAATGATGAGACACCAGATAATAGACCAGGTGACATCATTTACATCTTCTAATGGGCGAAGAAATAAGTTCATAAGAAATTATAATTTAATACCATTCTGGTTTTATATTCTCTAGGACAACTAGATGAATGATAATATTCACCAGGAAAAATTACTGCTCGTCCTTTTTTAGGATGCACTTGTTCTACATCATCTCCATGGTATATATTAGTCGGTCCATCACTATCACTAATATAGTACAACATCACATAATGTTTTTGATCTGGTAAATCAATATGTTTCTTATGATCAGCATCATTTTGATTTCGCACAAACATTCCTGCGCGAATTCTTAGAACTTCATTTACATCTGTTGCTTGCAATACAATTGGCAAAACAGACTCAAAGTATGGACTCTTCTTTTCAGAATTAAAAATAGTGTGAGAAAATCCTGAGTTGGGATCGTCTCCTGGTGTAGATATTTCCTCAGTAAAATACCAAGGAAAATCAGATTTAAATATTTGTTCGATGTAATTTTGATGCGATGGTGAGATCACATTATCAATAATTTTCACTCTTCTCATGGATTTCTTGGATCAATTCCTAAACTAATTAAATAATCTTTCCACCAATCAGGATCCTTACAACGTTTCCAATGTGGAACGGATAATCCTTGTTCGGAATAATACTCTTCTAATGCTTTATCGATAGTCTGTGCGATCTCCAAATTCCTCTTCCTCCTCGTCAACATCTGCATACGGATTCTCCAAGTAGGGTCCTCGTTTGCGTAAAGGTTCTTTTCTGACATAATCCGCCTCAGCATTGATCGCAGAATACCAAACAGAAAGTTTTAGTATAATGTAAATGACTGCTAATGGTGCAAAGCATAGAATGAGAGTTAGTTGATACTTCATTTATGTTTCTTGGCAAAGGGTTCCCAATGCTCCCAACCATATTTATGTACAAGATGCATACCAATGATGGGAACAAATACTAAGAAAAACCCCATAACGCCTAATGCCCATGGGGTTTGCATTGTGTGTCGTATGAATAACTGAACGTAATTCATTTTTTATTATTGCGTACAGGCCATGTTACTTCCATGGCAGAAATAAGCAAGAAAATGAAAGCAAACACAAACAGAAATGTGGTCATGCTGGATAATCCCAATCTGTTATGAATTGTGTTTTGTGTGATGGTCCCCAAAGACCTTCATGATATAGGTAAGGTGTAGTCCTTACTTTACATTTATCACCTGTGCATAGCAAATCATCTACAATTCTCCAAGATTCTAATACTTCTTCTGCATGTACAAAGTTAGATTGATCTTTGTGGATAGCATCATATAAAAGTTTTTCATATCCATCCACAGCACCATTTGGATATTTGTGTTGTAGAGTTGCTGTTTCTACTTTGTTTCCGAAACCTGGTTGCTTCATGTCAATACGAATATCCAGGTGAGGATCTGGTTGAAGTCTAATTACAATACGATCATTATATTCATGACCTTCAAATAAACCAATTGGAGGTGATTTTAATTTAACTACCACTTCCACACATTGATATGGTAATTTTTTACCTACCATATAATAGAAAGGAACACCTTGCCATCTCCAGTTATCAATGTAAATATCACCAGCAACATAAGTTGGTGTTTCTGAATCTTGATCTACACCATCTTCATCTCTATATCCAACATACTGACCTGCTAAAAACTTTTGCCCCAAGCGAGTAGCAGCAAGGACTTTTGTTTTTTCTCTACGAACTTCGGTAGCAGTTAATCTACAGGGTGCCTCCATCGTAACGAGTGCCAGAACCTGAAGCATATGATTTTGAATCATATCTCTCACTACACCAGATCCATCATAGTATTGTGAACGACCTTCACAACCGATGGTTTCTGATGCAAAAATTTGAATTTCTTCTATGTAATCTCGATTCCAAAGAGGCTCCAAAATGGTATTGGAAAAGCGTGTAGCAAGTATATTACTAACAGTATCTTTGCCAAGATAATGATCAATACGATAAATTTGTTTTTCTCGTATGTGTTCTGAAATACTTCGCTGTAAATTTTCAGCAGATCGTAAGTCTGTACCAAAAGGTTTTTCAATGATGACCCTAGATCTTTCAGCATCGTCTA